AAGCAGATAAAGAAACATTTACTGCTACAAAGAAAGATACAGGTGAAACATCAGTATTCAAATCAAAAGATAGTAGAGATTCGGCTATTGAAAAGGGAACTCATACTAAGAAAGAAGATTCTGGAGAAAATGATTCTAAAGAAAAACCAAAAACAGCTGTAAGTCCAGGTACTTCTTCTGGTGATTCTTATAATGATTCACTATCTGATAATGACCCAGCTAAAATAAAAAAATCTAAAACCTCAAAAGTTAAAAAATCTCCAAACGTTACTAATAAAATATATGGTAAATCTGGTGAAGGTGATACTGATGTAAAAAATGATATGATGAAGTATGGTTTTTCAGGATACCAAAAGGGTACAGGTAAAAAACCAGCTCCGGGTTCCGCAGGTTCAGCATTCAATGAGATAGCATCAGGTGAAGCTGTTCATATGATAGGTGAAAATCCAAATATAAATGAAGAGGAATTAGCTCGTAAGATGTATGAAGAATATAAAGAAACTGAATTAGGTAAAGAGCAAAGTAAATCATCTGGTGTTGGTAAAATACCAAAAGATATAGAAAATCAAAAATTATATTCAAAATGTGTAATATCAGCTCGTTCAGCAAGAACTAAATACAACACAACTCAAAATAGAGTAAATAACTTACAATCAAATGGTAAATTTGGAACCATTGATAAAATAGATACTTACTATGGTGCAGCCGATTCAATTACAGCACAAACCATTTCAATTAATGATGCAAATAAAGTATTATTACCAAATGGTACTGAAGTATCAAAAGAAGATGCAGTTAAATTTGTAGAAGCTGGTGGTGGTGGAATGAATCCATCTGATACTGCAACTTTTATCAAAGATAACGATGGTAATTTATTAATACAATTTCATTCCGATAAAACATCAACAGCTGATATTCAAGATAATTCTACGTTACTTCAAGAAGGAGGAAACTATAAATCATCTATTGATAAACTTGAACAGTTATCTGATGAGCAAAAGAATAAAGCAAAATCATTAGTTGATGAATACTCTGATAAAATATCATCTATCGAAGAAAATTATAATAATCAAGCAGCTACTATTGCTAATAGATTATCAGAATTATCAGTAGATACTCAAGTAGATATCATAGAAAAAGATACTCAAACCTTAAAAAAGAATATTGAGGAAGCTATATTTGGTAAGGATGGTAAGCCTAAAAAGCAATTTATGAGTTACCTATCGAGCGACTCTACTACAACTTCTTTATCAACTAAGGAAAAATATGAAGCTATTCGTAAAATGGTAGCTGATGGTAATGGTAAAACAAATGAAGTTAAGGTAATAACAAAAGTAGGACTTATTTTACAATCAAAAGATTCATCCATTGAAGGTATTGATGTAAAAAAACTTATATCTGATGAAAGAGCTGAAGTTGTAAATTTACAAAGAGAGCGAGTTAATGAACTAAATAAAGAATCAGTAGATGTAGATGGGATTAGTGTACCATTAGGTAGATTGATGGAAGCTGAAGAAACTATTAGAGGATTTCATTTATCTCTTATGGATTATCCACCAAAAGATTATGAAGAAGGAAATCCATCATCTATGGTAGGTTCATCATTAGATGTAAATATGGGTGGTACTCAAGTAAATGGTGAAGTACTCAGAGGATGTATGGGTGTTGATAATACAACAGAATTTAAACAAAAATTTAAGTTAATTGAAGCTGAAGATTTGGTTAAAGATGGTGAAGGTAATGTAACTGGAAAAACTGTATTTGTTTATGCTATTGATTCCAAAGGAAAAGAAATTAAAATTGGTAAAAAAAGTTATCGTTCAAAAGCTGGCGCAACTGGAAAAACAAATAATACATTTACATATAGTAAAGAAATACAAAATTGTTTTAAATCTAACTCTAAATAACAACGTTAATTGAGGGTACATTACTTTTATGTACATTACTGAATCTTTCCTAAAATGATTTCATATTTATATAAGAATACAAATTGATAGGAAGATTAATGCAAACACAGTTACTTTGTACATTTACTAATAAAGAAGCACTTCAAACTACCCTACAACTTATAAGAGAAACATACCATATAGTTTACAACTATATTTATGTTCTTCAAAATAAGGGTAATTTAGAAGAACTTTTTATTACATATAATATCGATACTTCTGTTAAGCCGGATAGGCCTTTGGAAGATACTATATTGGTACACAGAAAGAAGCAATCAAACACTCTTTATACCATTAACGCTCTAAACGAATTGGTAAAAGAAGAAAATGGTGGTGTATTGGATAAATCATTTACTATCGATTGGGATAAATTTAAAAACTCAATCATTGTTACCAATGTAGAAGGAACAAAAAAGATTTCTACAAGAATCTTCGAGGTAATAGAATTTAACAAAAAATAATTCACTTTTTATTAGGTTTTCTCATTTTTTTTTCGTATATTTACTATGTAAATGATTAAAACTTAAAAAAATGACTATTAAACAATTTTATTTAGAAAACTATCCAACTGATGAGTTGGGAACTGAACTTAAAGAAACCTCAACTTTCTCAGGCTTATTAAATACACTATTCAACAAAGGTGATGTATATGAATACTTTGGTGTAGGTGATTCTCTAATTAGAGAAAGATTATTCACCAAATTATCTGAAGAACTTGAAACTTCTTATGATTACATATATGACCTTTGGTTAAAATAAACCCTTAAAAAATAAAAATATGAATAAGTACGAAAATGGATACATGGGAAAAATTGAGTATTGGACTGAGAAGTTAAATGCTGAGGTATTTCAAACTCAAAAACCTGATTTAGTAGAGATAGATTCTATTCACAAGAAATTAGATTACTTTATACAAAAACAAACTGATTTGGCAGTAAGCAAAATTAGAGAAAAATAAATACGAAAATGTTTGGTAAATTCAAATAATTTTCGTATATTTACATAGTAAATAAGAAAAGATGAAGTTAAAGGATATACAAAAGATAGTTGAGGAAGTTTTCCCAAAGATTGAAAACTATTATGGTTACTCAAAACACTTTCCTGAAGTAACTCCTTATATCGAATATGAAACTTCTATCTATGGTAGATTAAGTGGTGAAGAAGATGATGGTAAGATGGGGGAAGAAACTCCAGATGCAGAGTTTGATAGAATAGATAACTCAATTGTTATTTACTATCCTAAGATGAAATCTAAAAAACATATCGTGGAAACTTTAGTTCACGAATACCAACATTACTTACAATCTCCTTTGTGGATGAAAAGATATTACACTATGGGTTACAATTATAATGACCACCCATACGAAGTACAGGCTTACAACGAAGAAAAAAATTATAAATTATTCATATGATTGATACTTGGACTAAAGAACAATTTCTACAAGTAATGAGTGATGCTTACAAAGAAGCTCATGGTATAAGACCTCGTGGTGTTAATTACGAGGAATGGAGTATCGAAGAACTTAAAATGGAGTTCTTAACTCTTTCCCAAATCTCAGCTGATAATGAGCAGTGGGAAATGGAAATGTAAAAAAAACTACAAATAATTTGGATAATTAAAAAATTATTCTTATCTTTACATAAATTAAAATTTAAATAACTTATATATGGCAAAAAAAGTACCTATTAACGCTACAAAAACTTCAGTAGCTAAAACAAAAAAAACAAGAGAACATAAATTAAACTTTAAAGCACCCGATGAAGTAGAGTACTCTGTTATTAAGTATGATAATTCTGGTATCGTAGAACAGATGGAAAAAGAATGGCCTGAGATGACAGATGAATTCAAAAGAATTATGTTTACTCAGTATGAACTCTTCTGTAAGAAACAAGCAAATTATGGACCAGATAATATATCAGTTGGTTCTGATTTAAAAAGTAGAGCTGATAAAAATATAGCACTTACAGGTCTTTGGTTTAGAATGAATGATAAGATTCAAAGATTAAAACAAATGGTAGTACAAGGTAAGAAAGATGAGGTTGGAGAGGCAATCGAAGATTCATTCCAAGACCTATCAGTTTATGGAATTATAGCTCAAATCGTTAGTAACGGTAAGTGGGCAAAATAATAAAAATAAATACGAATTTTGAGAAGATTTTTCGGTGGTTTTTTCGATTTTCGTATATTTATATGTATAAAACACACACCGATAAAACAATTAATAATTAACACTAAAAGGTAAAAATCATGGCTTTAGACATTAACGCAATCAGAGGTAGACTGAACAAACTACAAAACACACAACGTAAAACTGATGCACTTTGGAAACCAACTCCAGGAAAACATCAAGTAAGAATCGTTCCTTACAAATTCAATCAAGATAATCCTTTCATTGAATTGTACTTTCACTACAACATTAACAACAAAACTTATTTATCACCACAATCATTTGGTA